CCGCGTATTCCTCAATGGTGATGGCGTAGCCCAGCGCCGCCGCCACGCCGATGGAATAGGCCCGGCTCTGCCCGCCGCGCGCGCGTATCTTGGCCAGCGCCGCCGCTATGCGTTCAGCCTGCGTTTGGCCGTAACCACCTGCGCAGGCGTCCGGCAGGCCCAGCACGCGCTCCCAGTCCGCCAGCCAAAGCCCCCCGGCACCGGCCGGGCTGATGGCTTCGGCCACCACGGCCGCGCTGGCGTGGGCCGCGTCGAGCGCCGCGCCCTCGGCCGCAAGGGTTGCCGCCAGCACCGGGTCCGTGGCCTCATACGGCCGGGGCAACAGCAGGCCTAGAAGTTCCGCATGACCACTCACGGCAGCAGCTCCACGGTGACAGCGCCCAGGCGCGGCCACTGGATTTCCCCGGCCGCCACGCTGGCCGCCGGGCTTGTCACCTGCCGGTCGACCACGCCGTCCACGCCGCTGATTGCCGTTTCGATGCGCGAAAGGTAGGCCGTGTCACCCGGCTCCAGGGTGGCGAAGTACGCGGCCAGGGCGGTTTCAATGGCCGTTTGCGCCTGCTCCAGGGTGATGCCGTCCAGGCGCACCTTGCAGGCCACGGCCACCGGCACCAGCGCGGGCGCAAGCACCTGGAAGTCGCTGGCCCCGGCCGGCCGCACGCTGTCCAGGTACGCGGTGCAGGCGGCCAGAGTCTCCGCCGAGGGCGCGCCGTCTGCGCTGGTGATGCACACGTCCACCGTGCCCAGGCCGCGCCGCAAGGGGAACACGTAGGCGGCGGTCACGCCGTTCACCGCCATGGCCCAGCGCCGCCAATCCGCCTTGTTGCCCCCGGCGGGCGGGTTTTGCAGCACGTCCAGCAGCCGCGCCAGCAGCTCGGCGTTGGTTTCCGCGTCCGTGCCGCCGGTGGTTGCGGTGGTGAGCACGGCCGCGCCCTGCACGCCGCTTGGCGCGCTGGTGCAGGTCAGCGTGGTGCCCGCGTCGAGATTCGAGCCCGTGCCGCTGGCGCTGGCCAGCACAGCCACGGCCACCGTCCCGCCCGCGCCGATGGTGCCCGCCTCGCTGGTGGCGAACGCCAGCCCGGCCACGGTTTTGACCTCCGTGCCCAGGGCGATGGCCGCGCCAGGCGTGCCGGTGAAGGTAGCCGCGCCGCTGGCCGTGGTGGCGCTCTTGCGCGTGAGGCCGTGCAAGGCCGCGTGCTTCTCCAGGTACTCGGTGTCGGCGGTGTCCGGGAACGCCTGCCGGACAATCCAGACCTGGTGCTGGTACAAGCCTTCCACCGCCGCAGCCGTGGCCGCGCCGCGCACGCCGAAGTCCGAATCCGTGGTGGCGCTGGCGTCCGGCAGTTGGCTTTGGATATCGCGCAAATAATCGGCCTTGATGGCCGCGTATTCTTTGGGGGTGAAGCTCACATGACCCTCACGTGGTGGTTGAACAGGTGTTCGCGGCCGCCCGCGTCGGTGACGCGCACAGCCAGGCGCAGCCAGCCGTCGTGCTGCTGCTCGGTCTCCACGGCGATGGCCTGGGCGCGGCCGTCGTCGAGCAGCGGCTGCAAGGCCGTTTCAGCATAGCTCTTGGCCAGAATGCCCACGCGCGCCAGGTCCTTTTGCCGCACCAATTCGTGCAAGCGCGAGCCCAGCGCGGCATCGGCCCAATAGCTGCCCAGCGGCGTCATAAGCCGCAGGTACACCGCGTTGGCCAGCCCGCGCGCCGGGTCCGGGGTCAGCGCGCCTGCGGTCAGCGTGTAGCCGCCGGTAGTGGGGTCGAGGAGTGCGTCCGCCATGATCTACTCCGGCTCCCCGGTGGTGCCGCCGGAATCGCCGGGGTGCTTGTGGTGCTCCACCGACTTGCCGCCAGCCACAATGTCAGCGTCCGAAGTGATGCCCCCGGTAATATGCAGGCTGCCCGTCATGCTGGCCGTCGCCGCGCCGCCGTCCGTGCCCAGCATGGCTATGCTCGGCGTCTCGAAAATCACCTGTTCGCTGGCCATGATGTGCAGCGTCTTGGTCTCCACTTCGATGCGTTCCTGCTTCAGGTGGATCTTGTCGCCCCACATGTTGTAAATGCAGGCCTCGCCGCTGCTCACGTCCACGCGGTACGCGCCGTTCTCCGTGGCGATGACCACGCTGTGCGCGCTTTGCCCGCCCAGGGGCAGCACGATGAGCTGCGTTCCGGCCGGAGGCGCGGACGTAAAGCCGAAGTGCTGGAACAGCTCCGCCGCCTGCATGGTCTCCCCGGCGAGCGCGTCGCCCTGGATGAGCTGCACCCCGGCCCCGTTTGCGCAGGTGGTGAGCCTGGCGCGGTAGGCCTGGCGCACCCCGGCAAAGGCCTGGCGGACACAATCTTTGATGAGCCGCTTCATGCGTCCCCCGCCTCGTCGGCCACGTCCGGCGCGTAGTTCTTGCCCTTGCGGTGCTTGCGCTTGTGCGGGTGGGCCTCCAGAATCCACACCTTGTCCTCCCGCAGGCTTAAGCGCGTCATGGTGCCCTCGGCTCGGGAAAGCACAAAGGTGCGCGCCATGAGAAAATACGTGCCGAGGCAGCCCACGGGCGGGGCGATGACCTGCACCCGCTGGCCCGGCGTCCACAGCGTGCCGTGGCCCGGCATGCCCGGCGCATTGATGCGGTGGCCCCGCACCTCCACGCGCAGTTCAAAGCCTTTGAGGCGGCTGTCGGCCAAAAGCTTTTGCGCGCGGCTGCGGCACACGGCCACGCTGTCGGCCTCGTAGTCGGTGATGATCTTGCGCCGGGGCCAGCGCGCCTCAAGGTCCGCATCCACGGCGGAGGACTTGAGCCCGTGCTTGCCCTCCGTGGCCTCGGTGCCGTGTGTCTGGCCCAGCACGGTGATGGTGCTGTAGCGTTCGGCCACGGATTCGCGCCGCTCCATGCTGGCCACGTTGGTGACGCCGGTTTCCCCGGCCTTGCGCTGCGCCAGGCACAGGGTTGCCACGGCCGGGTTGCTGGCCTCGGCATAGTCCGGCCCGCCGATGACCAGCGTGCCGTCCGGGTCGAACCACGGCCACATGCCGTTGGCCTCGGCCACGTGGGCCAGGGTGTCCCAGGCGGTGTCGCCGGGCTCCACCGTGACTTTCTCGCGCTGGCGCGCCACGCCCTTGGCCATGGCCAGGCGCACCTTGGTTATGCCCAGCGGCCGCACCACCCGCAGGATGATGTCCTCCAGGGAGAGCTTGCGCCCGCCCACCAGCGGGGCGGAGCAATCAAGCAAGGTTGCCGCGCCGTCGCGGCCGGTGATCTCCAAAGCATGCCCGCGCTTGTCCACGCGCACGCGCACGTCGTCGATGCGCCCGGTCATGACCAGCTCCCTCCCGACGCGCAACTGCGCCTCCGCGCCGGGCACGATGTCAGCGGGCAGCGGGTTCTCTCCGGCGGCGTCGAGCGGCAGGCCCAGGCGCACACGCCAGGCGTCCGCCGGGGTGAGCAGGTCCGAATCCACTTCGTAGCTCTCCCATTCATCGTGGGCCTTGCCGCCAATGAGCAGCGCCACCCGCTCATTCTCGGGCTGAAAGCTAGCTTGCGTAGACACGGAGCACCGTTCCTGCGGTCAAAAAGTTGGGGTCGGGCAAGGTGTTCAGCCGCACGATCTCGGCCGCGCGGGTGTGGTCGCCATAGAGCCGGTGCGCCAGCAGACGCGGGCAGGTGCGCGCGGCCACGGTGTGCGAGCCAAGCGGCGGCTTGGCCTCCAGAATGGCCTCGGCTGCGGTTTGCACGGCGGCGGCCACGTCCTTCAGGGCCTCGATGACCGGGCGGGCCTGCTCCAGCTCGTAGATTTCGCGGTAGTCGTCGATGCGCTGCCGGAGCAGCCCGCGCGTCTGCGCCGCCACGGCTTCGATTTCATCCGGCGTGAGGGTGGGCGTTTCGGCCTCGGCCTCAAGCACGGCCTGTGCGGCCTCGGCCACGCCAAGCGCCCGCTCCAGCTCCACATGGGCACGCACCTGGTCCAGCTCCTCGCCTGCGGCCAGGGCCAGGGTGGCCTCGCTGCCGGTGGCATCGTCCGAGTCCGAATCCGAGCCCGTAAGCGAAAGGATCGACGACTCCAGAATGGCCAGCGCGCTGGTGAAGTCCGACAGGAGCGACGAACCGCTGAAGCTCTTCAGGTCCACAATGCCGGAAACAAGGCTTGCCACGTCCGTGGCCCAGGCGCGGGGAATGCCGGTGATGCTGGCCCCGCTGGTGGTCACGGTGTCCACCATGGCCTTCAGCTCGGCGATGACGCGCAGGCCCGCGCGGCTCATGGCCGTGAGCTTTTTGCAGGCGGCCACGGCCTTGGCCAGGGCATCGGCGGCGGCGGTGCGCGCGGAATTGCTGGTGGTGGCGATGGCGGCCGCCTTCTGCGCGGGCTTTTTGGCCGTGAAGATCGGCTTGGCCAGGGCGCTTTCGGCAAAGGTCAGATCCACCTCGGCCTGGTCCACGTTCTCGGCGTCGTGGTGAATGTGCCAGGGCAGCAGCTGGGCCTTCAGCGGCCCGAACACCGGGTGCACCAGGTCGCCCACGCCGGGCTCGTCCAGCGCCTTCACGAATGCTTCCAGCCGGTCCTCATAGTCATCGCCAAAGAAGATGGCCTTCATGCGGATGCGCCGCGCGCCGCGCCCCAGGTCCTCCATTTCCGCGCCGTCCACAAAGGGCCGCGTGTGCTCCATCGCGTGGCGCTCGCCGTCGTCGTCCACCAGCAGGCAGTCGAACACGATCCCCCGGAACGAGGCGTCGAGCAGTCTATCTTTCCAAGACATGGCCGCCCCCCTAGTCCCGCCGCGATTCGTCGCGCAGGTATTCTTTCACCTGCTCGGCGACCACGCGGCCGTCCAGGTGCAGCGCATTTTGGATGACGATTCTTTGCGCGCCGCCCCCCCCGGATGCCGAGCCAGTGGCAAGCCCCTTGCCTGCCCACTCTCCAAGGTTCTTGCCGATGGCCCCCGCGAAGGCCGCGCCTACCATTGTGCCCATTGGCCCGGCCAGGGAGCCGATCATGCCGCCGATGATCATGCCGCCGATCTCCCCAGCCGCGCCGCCCGCAATGCGCCCGTATTCGGTCTTCTTGGCTTCTGCGTTCAGCTGGGTGTCTTTGTACACGTTGTAGGCCTCAAACCCGGAGGTGGCGGCGGTGAAGGCCCCGCCGACAAGGGCCGTGCTCTTGGCAGCGCCCAGGGCGTTCTTCCACCTGGCCGCCTTGGCCGCCTGCTCGGGGCTCCACCCGGCTCCGGGGGGCAGGGCCAGTTGCCCGCCGCCGCCCATGCCGCCGGGCATGTTGACCACGAACACGCGCTGCACCCCGCCCAGGCCCATGGCCGCGTCGGCCATGCCGCCCGCGCCGCCCGCCGCCTTGCCGTTCTTCAGGCGGTTGTAGAGCATACGCCCGCCGAACAGCGTACCAACGCCAAGCATTGCGGTTTGGAGCGGGTTTTCCACGGCAAAGCCCTTGAGTGCGGTCCAGGCGTTCACCCCGGCAGACACGGGCTGGCTCTGCTTGGCCCGCTCCACCGCGTTGTCCGCAAGCTGGGACTTGGCGTAATCGTGCGTCATAATCTCGTTGTAGTCCTTGCCGATCTGATCCGCCTTCGAGGCCAGGGTGGCCTGCTGCATGGCCCCCTTGATGGCGTCAAAATCCTTCAGCACCACGGTCCAGAACTGCCGCTCGTAGGCATCGCGGAAAACGGACGCCAGCTTGTACTGGTCCTTGTGCAGCCCGGCTTTCCGCATGGCCGTGATAAGGCCGAAAAGCCCCTCCAGCCCGTCGGCGCCCGCGAACTTGCCGTTTGGCGCAAACTTCTTGATGTCGATGCCGGTGACCTGCTTGAGGTGCTTGGTCTCGCGCGGGTTGATGAGATGCCCGAGGCCGTGCTCTATGAGCGTCACCACCTCGCCGGGGTTGGTCTGCGGCTTGATCTTTTGCAGGGCCTGCAAAAGCCCGCCGGTGAAATTCATGCCCTGGGATGCGCTGATGCCCATGAGGCTTGTGGCCGCCAGATACTGCGGCGCAAAAGAGCTGATTGCCTTGGCCTCGAAGCGCCCGGCCTTGGCGTGGTAATAGATCATGTTGTGCACTTCATCGAGAGACTTCGGGTCGACCTTGAACTTGCTGATAAGGTCGAAGTCCAGGTCCGCCATTTCCTTCATGCTGGAGCGGAAGGCGGCGGATGCCGGGCCAAGGCGCTTCAATGTCTCTTCAATCTCGTTGTACTTCATGCCCGCGTTGGCCAGGGTGCGGATGGCGTCCGCATTCTCAAGCGGCGTGGCCAGGTTCCCCTTGGAAAGCTCCAGGGCGAGGGTGCGCAAGCGCGTGGCCTGCTCCTCGGTCATCTCCGCAAGCTGTTTGGACTCCAGCATGATCTTGTCAAAATCCATGTTCTTGGTCATGGCCTCGCGCGCGGTCTGGAGCCCGGCATACGCGCCGATCATCCGCGTGATGTTGGACACCCCGCCGACCTCGGAAAACGCGGCCATGTTCTTGCGCAGGCCGGAAATCTGCTTCGAGGCCCCGTCCGCGAACCGCTTGATCTGCGCCGAGGATTGGGACAGCCCGGCCGCCGCGCGGCTGCCGTCCCAATTCAGGCGCATGAAAAGCTGCATTTTGTTGCTCACGGCCGGGGCCTCTTGGGGGTGTTCGGTTTATGCTTGCGCCGGGTGGCGACGTAGCGCTTGCTCTTGCCTTCGCCCGCCGGGTCTTTGCTGTCCTCAATCTCGGCCAGGACCATGCCCAGCAGGTACAGCCACTGGCCCCGCGTCAGCTCGCATCCGGCACGGCCAAAGACCGCACGAGCCTTTTCAGCGTGACGGAACTGAAATCGTTCAAATGCGGCGTCGCGGGATTTTTTTTTACCTCGTCCAGCAGTTCGCCAAACGCTTCCGCGTCCATGTTGGCCTCGGTGGGCGAAAACTCCCGCTCGTGGTCCAGGTACTGGTCAATCAGGTAGGCCTTGTCCGCGCGGGAAAGCACGCCGCGCAGCTCGGCGGCGTTTTTGGTCAGCAGCTCGCCGGTCTGCGGGTCCACCAGGGCGCGGGCCAGCAGCTCCGTCACCTTGGAGCCCTCGAACAGTTCGCTGTTGGCCAGGTTGGCGTCCTCGTGCCCGCGCGCGCGCAGGGTGTCTATGGCGGCCAGGCCCGCCTCCAGGTAGTCGGCCTCGGTCAGCACGCGCAGGCCCAGCTCCGGGCCGTCGCCTTCCTTGCGGGGCAGGGTCACGCGGCGGGTGGCCGCGCTCCCGGCCTTCAGTTTGTTCAGCAGCTCGTGCATGGCCTATTCCTCCACACGCTTGAGGGCGAAGCCGGAAATATCCCGCTTGGCCTCGCCGTCCATAACGTACTTGCTGCCCACCTCTTCCACGCAAAAGCCGGAGTACGTCACCGTCTTGGCGCTGGTGTCCAGGGGCTCAATGGTGATCTTGGCGTCCTTCATGTTCCACCAATCCGGCTCGCCCGTGGCCGGAATGGGCGCGGTCAGCTTGAGGGAATGTTCGCGCACGCCCTTGGCCGAGCCTTTGGGACCGCCGGTGCGGTTCAATGTTTTCACCGCCTTGCGCCCGGTCTTGTCATTGGGGTCGACGGATTCGATGTCGTAATCCGCGCCGTTGACCGACAGGACGATGGCGCCCACATAGTCTGTGCTCACGTTGAACCTCCGTTAAACGCCGGTTTGGCGGCTGCTACAAAATCAGGTCGATGCGGCCCGCAAACACATGCAGGCCGTTCACCACGTCCACGGGAATCTTGGCATCAAGCCGGTTCACGTCCTGGCTGTCCCGCTCCACGATGACGCCGTCGGCGTTGGCGGCCACGTTCTCCACGATCTCCAGCTCTTCCAGCTTGTAGAGCACGTCCAGAATCTCGCTGCGCACCTTGGCCGGGGTGCGGGTGGAGAGCTTCTCGCGCGGGAAGCGCAGCACAATGCGGGTGCGCACGGCCTTGCGCACGTAGTCCAGGGTGCGGATGGTCGTCAGGTCCAGCAGGCTCACGTCCTCCACCCCGCCGTCGGAAAGGGTGTAGGTGGTGATGGCGCGCACGATCTGCACGCTGGTGCCGTCCGGCCCCACTTCAAGGGGCGTCACGCCGTTGTGCAGCAGCACCTCCTGCTCGGTGCGGGTCAGCCGGTCGGCCACGTCCGGCGCGTCGATGCCGGTCAGCTCCAGGGTGTTCAGCGGCCGGGCCGGGTCCTCCTCGCTGGCGACCACCGCGCCGTACGCGGCGGCTATTTCCCAGGGCAGGCGGCGCGCGCCGCGCAAGAGCGCCCCGCTGATGCGGCCGTGGTTCACGCTGCCCGCAAGGGTGGTGGCGCTGGCCAGGGTTCCGGCGAGCGCATACACGCCGCTGGCCCCGCGCTGTTCCAGCGGGCCGCCGGTAAACTCCAGGTGCGTGCGCAGGGCCACCAGGTTGTCCACGTCGGTGTACGGCGTGATGATAAGCGTGTGCCCGGCCCCGGCCACGCTGGCCAGGGCGTTGGTGATGTCCGGATCAACCTGGCCACCGGTCATGGCGGTAACGACTCCGGCCAGACCGCTGGCCGTGCTGGCGAAGGCCAGCCGGATGGCGTTGCCCAGGCTGCCCTTGTGCCGGGCGGTGATGGTGAGCGCCCCGGCGTTGGCCGCCCCGGCGATGGTAAGGATCACGGGCAGGTCCGGCTGCTGCGCGGCCTGATCCACCAGGGCGCTGGCGACCTCGGCGGCGGTGTCGCCGGAATCAACGGCCACCTGGATCAGGTCCTTGCCGACCTTCAGGGTGGCCACGCCGGTTCCGCTGGCCGGGCCGGTAAGCGCCACGCCCCCGGTGGCGACCACGCCCGCCGTGGCGTCATCCAACGCCAGACAGGTGAGCGAGACATAGGCATAGGCCTTGATGGCGGCGCGCACCATGCGGTGCAGCATGCTGCCCGCCCCGAAGTACGTTGCCGCCTCGGCGTCGCTGAACACCAGCGTTGGCGTGAGCGCCGCCACGGAACCGCCCGCCTCGTTTGAGGCCAGGCGCTGGCCGATGATGAGCACCAGCTGCTCGTTGGCGGGCAGGGTGTGCACCGCCAATTTTAAGTTGTACTCAAAAAACTTGCCCGGCTTGCGAAGGCTGGGCGGTATCCTCTCGAAATCAATGTTCGGGCTGGCCATGGGCTACTCCTTTTCCTGGGTCTGGCCCTGTGCCTGGGCCGTGGCCGTGGCTTTGGCCTTGCCCGCGGCCGCTTCCGCGCGCACCAGGTCGCCCTCGTCCAGGCGGCGCAGGTAGTAGGCGGTGGCAGGCACTTCCACGGCGTCGGCCTCGGTGATGTACTGGCGGTGCCTGTTCTCTTTGGGCACCTTCAGGCCGGGTGCGGCTTTGACGATCATGCTTCCTCCGGGCCGAGTTCCACCAGGTCGGTGGCGTCGGCTATCCCGTCATCCGGGGTTCGATGGTAATTGAGGCCCACCTCCAGCAGGTTCGGGGCCTGGGCGGCGGCGCGCGTGGCCGGGCCGGTGCGCATGAAGCTGGTGTGCAGCTTGAGGCCAAGGACGGAAATTCCCTGGCTCGCCACGCGGGTTTGGAACACGGTGACGGTCTCGGCGGGCTTGAAGGCCTCCATGCCCAGCCCCAGGTCCTGGGCGGCGAACAGGTCCCACATGTCTTGCAGCATGCGGTAGCTGCCCGGCTCCAGGCCGTGGGCGGTCTGCGATCCGTGGCGGGCGGCCTCGGCGCTGCGCGGGTTGCGCGCGCCCACCATGACGGCGAAACTGCACGGCACCTTCCACTTGTCCGCGCCCTTGCGCTCCGGCTTGCCGCAGGCGTCCAGCACAACCCACACGGCGGGCAGCACGCGCAGCACCTCGCCCAGGCTGGCCAGGTCGTCGAACTCGCCCGCGTAGGTGCCCACGGACCTGATGCGGTAGCCAAGCGCCCCGGACAGGCTGGCGGCGGTGATGCGCGCCTTCATGGCGTCTTCTATGGTCTCAAGCGTCAGGCTCATGGTTTCACCAGTCCTTCAGGCTTCCCGCCGGGAAGCTGCGCTCCCCCGGGGCAACGTGCACGGCGGTGGAAGTGGGCGCGGGTTGCCCGGCCTGGTTCAGCCCCAGGTCGAGCTTGCCCGCGCCGATCATCTCCAGCATGCGCACGGCGTCGCGGTAGCGGTTGCGGGTGGGGTCGGTTTCCAGCACGCCCGCGCCGGAGAGCCGGTACCGGGCGATGTCGCAGCACATGCCCACCACCAGCAGCGGAACATTTGCCAGCGGCAGGGAGTACCGGGCGGCCAGGTGGCCTTCGATCTCGGCCGTGGCCTCGGCCAGGGCCGGGGCCAGCACGGCCTCGTCCACGTCGCCGCTGTTCCCCCGGTCGCTGATGGCTATCACCTCATGCAGGCCGAACCGGGAGACCATGTCCTGTGTGCTGGCGTAGGCCATGGGTTAGGCTTCCTCGTCGTACGGGTTGATGATGAGGAAGCCGGAGGCGATGCCGGAAAGCACCGGGGTGCGCTCAAAGCTCATGCCGTAAAGCCAGCTGCGGGCGGTGTCGTTGTAGCGGGGCGTCTCCACCATGGGGTGGCCTTCCATGGTGTAGGTGTAGCCGTAGCTGGGCTCCTCCATCTGCGAGGCCTGGCCGGGCACGTAGGCCAGCACGATGTAATTGCCCCACACGTCGCTCATGACCCCAGCGTCGGAGGCCTTCACGGCCTGGCCCACCACGATTTTCTGCAAGTCGAGCTGACCGGCCAGCATGTCGGCGGTGATGGATTCCTTGCTGGTGTACTTGAAGCGGTCCACAACCTTGGCGTGGCGTTTCGCGGCCTTGAAGGCCTTGGGGCCGAAGACCGCCACGTTGGGATACATGCCGCAGGCGGAGCGCACGGCCTCCCTGGCGTCGTCGAAGGTGCCGAAGATGTCGGAGGTGTCGTCGCTGAACTGGTCCGTGCCGGAAAGGGTGATCTTGTTGTTCGCGCCGTACTGGCTGGCATCGGTGGCAAGCGCCGCCTGCTCCAGTTCCAAAGACAGGGTCAGCACGCGCATGGTCAGGTTCACCGCGCGGGTGCCCAGGTTGATGCCCGGCACCCTGGATGCGTCGCGCATGTGCTCGCGCGGGATGGATGCGTCCAGGGCGTGGTTCTCCAGGGCAAAGGGCTTGCCCGCGTAGCCGAAGTTGACGCGCTTCACGTCGCCGCCGGGCGCGCGGCGGGTGTTGTACGCCAGGAAGTGCTCCTTGCCGAACTCGATGATCTTGCCGCCGGACACGTTCACCGGAACAGCCGGGAACAAGGTGCCGCCGACGAACTCCTGGTTTTTGTAGCCCTGGACCACGGTGGTCAGAATGGGGTCGATGACCCGCGCCTGGGTGGGATTCATCATCTCTGCGCTGCTCCTTGCCTGTGTGGCTTGCTAGTTGGGGATGAGGGAGACTTCGATGAAGTCGCCAGCGGCCGACGCGGCCTCAAGCGCGCGGGCCACGGTGGCCCCGGCGTCTTTGGCGATGGCCCGGCCGGAGGCGTCGGACTGGACCGCAGCCCCGGCGGCTACGGCGGCCCCGGCTTCCACAATGGCCGTGCCGAGGTTGGCCACGCTCACCATTTCGCCGTCTGCGGAGGCATATTCGGACGAACCCAGGGCATTGGCCCCGGCCCCGGCCTGCGCGCCGGTGGCGGTGACGAAGCGGTATTCGCTGATGGCCCCAACGGCTTTCACCGGCAGGGCCAAGAGGGTTGTGCACTGCTTGCCCATTCTAGTTGCCTCCCACGGCCGCCAGGGCCGCGCTGTAGTCGGTTCCGGGGTGGGCGGCCAGGTAGGCCAGGGCCTTGCCGTGCAGCTCCAGGCGCGCGGCGTCCACGGTGAAGCCCTGGGGCGCGGCGAAGCTGACGCTGCCGCCCGCGTCCAAGTCGCCCGTGGCCAGCTCGCCGAAGGCCACCACCTTGGGCGCTGCCGAGAGCATGTCTTTCATGGTCTGCAAGGCGGGCTTTTCAACCTTGGCCCCGTTTTCCTCCGCAAAGGCCACCACGGCGCCCGCAATGGCCAGGCTGTCCAGCAGGCCCACCGTGGCCTCTTTGTTGGCGGGCAAAAGCCTGCCTTCCTTCACCAGCGCCTCGGCAAAGGCCACGTGCTCCGCGTGGATGCGGCCCGCCTCGGTTTCCTTCAGCCTGGTCTCGCGCTCGGCGAAGTCCGCCCGCTGCTTTTCCAGCGCGGCCCGCTCCTCGGCGAGCTTGGCGCGTTCGGCCGCGAGGGCCTCTTTTTCCTTCTGATCCACTGCGTCCTCCTGTTGGTTGGGCTTGAAATTGGGGTTAGCCGCGCCCTCGGCGAACGCGGGTTGGGTCTGGCCGTCCTGTTGGGTTGTCAGCAGCTCCCTGCGGGCCGCGTCCTCCACGGTCTCCACCTGGTAGCCGGGCACGGCCCGGTCCGCCTCTTCCTGGCCGAACTTGGCCAAGACCCACTCGCGCAGGGTGCGCCACAGGCTGGCGTTTTGGCGGTCGGCCCAGGCGTCGCCCTCCGCAAGGGCCGAAAATTCCACCACGCCTTCCTCGGCCTGGGCAAAGGCCACGGGCTTCAGGCCCTTCACCGCCGGGGCGGCGGCTCCCAGGAACCCCACGTGGCGCAGGTAGAAAACGCCGGGCGCGGGGTTGGCGGGCGAGTCGGGCTGGTAGAACGAGGCGGATATTTTCTTGAAGCGGCCCGCGCGCACCAGCTCGGCGAAGGCGGGGTCCACCTGGCGCGGCGCGGCGGTCAGGCCGTCGTGGGAGAACTTGAGGGATTCGACCCAGCCATAGGCCGGTGCGTCGAGCTGCGGGTGCCCCACCACAAGGGGGGCCTCGAACAGGGCCGGGTCGTAGGCCTTTGCCGATGCTTCCAGCTCGGCCTCGCCGAAGGCCAGCGTCTTGCCGCTGACGTCGGTGTGGGTGCCGGGCCGGAAGATGTGGATGGGGGCGGGTGTGTTCATGGCCGCATCATGCGTGATGGCACGGCGCGGCATAACGCGGACAAATGTCCGGGGCAGTAGGGTTCCTGGGGGATTTTTCGTCGAAAGGGGGGTGAGGCGACCCTATGCCGAAACGGGAAGGGATTGCAAGCCCTGGTCGGCTAGGGTGCGGTCGGGTGCGCAATAGGCGTTAGAAACGCGCCAGGGGCGTTTAACCCGTTGTTTAATGGTTTTCAGCTAGCCATGGGGCCGGAAGCGCCCGGCGCGCCTTCAGGGCCTTTGTCACAACGCGGCCATGCGCCCGGTCAAGAACAGCAGCACCGACTCCTGAATCTGCCGCTCGTCGTCGCGCTCCAGCGCCAGGAAGGGTCGGGCCGGGATGCGTGAGCCGGGGTGGCGAACACTGCGGCGGAAGATGCCGCCAAAGGCCAGGGCCTTGCCCTTGCGCGCGGTGATGGTGTGGGCGCGGGTTTGCCCGCCGAACTGGTGTATGCCCGCATACACCAGGTTGGTGCCCACGGTGGCGCTGGTGGAGTCGGAGCGGGTTTCGATGCTGCTGGCCAGCTGCCCCGTGCGCTGGAGAATCTTGCCCGGCCAGGTGCCGTTCTTGATGCGCCCGGCGATGGTGCCCGGAGCCAAGCCAAGCCAGGCCGGGCGGCCCTGGCTTTGGAAGTTCTTTTCCACCGCGCGCTCCATGTCGCCCGCGATGACCCGCATGACGGGCGAGGCGTCCAGGCAGCTCACGCGCAGCATTTCCAGGGCGCGCTGCACCTCGGCGGAATCAAGCCTGGTCTCTATCATTTGACTTCCTTTGCCGCCCGCCCTATATGGGTTTTAAGCGGGCGCGACACGGTGATGATTCTCCCGGCCGTAGCACGGCGGCTTGCCGCCGGAGCGCCATGCAGGGTTTCCGCGCAAGCGGGAGGGAGGCCCTGCCGCCCGCCTGATTGAAGGCCGTACTCTTCGGAGCGC